TTTTCATATATGGGCGGCATATTCATATTCACCAAATGCCACTTGGTCACATTTGATGAAAGAATATTTAGACTGCAAAGAAGATCCAGAACAATTAAAGACATTTATTAATACAACTTTAGGTGAGTGCTACGAAGAAGAATTTTATACAATTGCTACGGCTGATGACTTAATGAAAAGAGCAGCAAAGGAAACGTACGAAGCTACAAACCCACCAGAAGAATGCAAAATATTATGTATGGGTATTGATGTACAAGATGATCGTCTTTCAATGTCAGTTTTTGGATATGGCGGTACATATATAAATCCTGAGATGTGGTTAATTGACAGAAAAGTAATTTATGGATCACCATCAAGATTTGACTTATGGAATCAGTTAACAGAAGTTTTAAAAAATAAATATAAAAGAGTTGATGGGTTAGAAATGAAAATATCTTTATCTGCCATAGATACTGGAGGCCACTTTACTCAAGAAACTTATGCGGCTATAAGAGAAAGACTGAATTTAAATCTTATTGGAATAAAAGGTCAAAGCCAAAAAGATAAACCACCTATTGGTAAACCAACTGTTATTGATAAAAATTCAAAAGGTCAACCATTAAGAAGAGGTGCTATACATTTATATCCAGTTGGAGTAAGTGTTATAAAAACAACACTTCATAATAAATTAAAAGATGCAGAGATTGGTAAAGGATATATACATTTTTATCCTACAATTACACCAGATTACTTTGAAGAGTTGACCGCAGAGAAGCAAGTCTATGTAAGAAAGAAAAATGGCTATATAACTAGAGAATGGCAAAAAAAATCTAGAGTAGCAAATGAAGCATTAGACGAAGCAGTGTATTCGTATGCGGCTTATTGTAGATTGTTACAAACATTTGATCCTAGAACTATATTTCAACAATTTGATAGAACATTAAAGGAACAAAAGCCTAAAAAAGATGACACGCTAAGATTAAAGGGTAAAAGAACCTCTAAAAGGTCTAATTTTGTCTCTAATTGGTAAAAAACGTGGTTTTTCCTTCTAAAATTCATGCAGGTGACTTTATTCAATGGCGAGATAACGCTACGAATGATGCATTTGGCAATCCTATAAACAGCCCTGATTGGTCTGTAATTTATTATTTACGAACTAATAGATCTAATTTTGGTGCAACGATCCAAAGTACTGCATTTGGAGATGGTTTCCAATTTGAGATATCTAGTGCTGTAACTTCTACATTTTTAGAAGGAAATTGGTTTTATGAAGCAAAAGCTAATAAGTCTGGACAACAAGTACAGACAATAAGTACAGGTAAGTTTGAAGTTTTGCCAAGTTTAGCTTTTACAGGAAATAATCCAAAAGCATTTGATGGAAGAACTGAGACTAAAAAAACATTAGATTTAATAGAAGCAGCTATAAATGATGTAATAAAAAATGGTGCGGTACAAGAATATAAGATAGGAACTAGATCAGCTAAAAAATATGAATTATCAGAATTATATGTATTAAGGTCAAAATATTTGGCACAAGTTAAATTAGAGGAACAAGCAGAAATGATGGCAAATGGTTTAGGCAATCCTAGAAGAATGTATGTGAGGTTTATGTAATGAATCGTTTTCAGAGAGCAATCATTAATTTAGTAGCACCTAGATTTTTGAGAAGAAAAGCACAAAGATCTTACGCTGGTGCAAAAGTAACACGATTAACTGCTGATTGGCGTACAAGTCAACTAAGTCCTGATGCTGAAGTAAGGCAAGGACTTAGAGTTATGAGAGATCGTGCAAGAGAATTAGTTAGGAATAATCCTCATGCAAAACAAGCGAAGAGAAGTACTCAACTCTCTATTGTTGGAACAGGAATGGAGTTTCAGTCTCGTGTTACACAAATAAGAGGAAACAAAAAAGATGACAGAGTCAATAATGCAATTGAAAGTAAATGGACTGATTGGTCACAAGCAGATTCATGTGATTGTGCAGGTAAGCACAGTTTTCATGAGTTTGAATGGTTATTAGCAGGTGCATTACCAGAGAGTGGTGAAGCAATATTTAGAATTGTTCGTCAACCTTTCGGTAATTCAAAAATACCTTTAGCACTGCAAATTATTGAATCTGATTTATTAGATGAAGAATATAGTGGTTCTACTTTAAATAAAGATAATGAATGGAGGAATGGAGTAGAGATTGACAGCTGGGGAAGGCCAGTTAGGTATTCCATAATGTCAAAACATCCAGGGGATGCGTTTTATTTAACAAATAAAGGTAAACAAAAAGAAAATATTATATTGCCTGCACAAGATATAATTCATTTATTTTTACCCGAAAGACCTGGTCAAAATAGAGGTGTGCCTTGGTTTCATCCAGTCATGGAAGATTTGCATCAACTACAAGGTTATGAAGAAGCTGCAATTGTTAGAGCCAGATTAGGAGCAAGTATTTCTGGCTTTATTACAAATAATTCTGGAGAACTTATTGGAGATGAAGTAGAAAATGGCGAAAGAATTCAAGATTTCCAACCAGGAACTTTTCGGTATCTTGCTAATGGAGAATCTATCCAAGTGCCAGATATAGATTATCCTCATCAACAGTATGAAATGTTTGTAAAAAACAAGGTGAGAAGGTTTGCAGCTGGATTTGGATGTTCGTATGAAACTGTATCAAAAGACTTTTCAGAAACTAACTATTCCAGTTCAAGATTAAGTTTGTTAGAAGATAGGACTCATTGGGAGTTTTGTCAGAAATATATTATTAAAAACTTTCATAAAAGAGTTTTTAAAGAATGGCTATCATTAGCTGTTTTAGCAGGTGAATTAGATTTTTCTGATTATGCTACAAGACCACAAAGATATAACAAGCCAAAATGGATACCGCCAAGTAAACACTATGTTGATCCTTTAAAGGAAGTAAAAGCATATCGTGAAGCAGAGCAAGCAGGTTATATGACAAAGTCAGAAGTAATAGCAATGAGTGGTGGTGGTGATTATGACGATATTGTTAGAGAAATAGCAAGAGAACAAGAAGTTGCTAAAGATTTAGGTGTTACATTAGACAAGGATCTTGATTTAGAAGTAGAAGAAGGCCAACCTATAAGTGAACCGATTGCTGAAACAACTCGTCCTAGATCACGAACAAAATCTAGTAAAAAGAGTAAAAATCAGCTTGAATTGGATTTAATTAAGGAGGACGAAAATTAATGGCAAATGTAAATGGCACAGAAATTAATCTCATGCCAACTGAAAGTATGAAGAGTGCTGCGAAACAATATAAGAAATGGAAATCTGAAGGTAGAGCAGGTGGTACAGATGATGCTGCTAGAAGAGCAACACAAATATTAAGCGGAAATGAACTATCACCTGATATCGTTATTACAATGAATGCATGGTTTGCTCGACATGAATCGGACAAGTCAGGCAAAGGATTCAACTCAGGTGAAGAAGGCTACCCATCAAAAGGCAGGGTCGCTTGGTCAGCTTGGGGATCGGATTCTGGACAGACTTGGGCTAAATCTAAGTCGAATGCAATCAAAACAGCAAGGGAGCGTTCTATGACTGAAGAAGTTTTAACAGAAGAAAGAGCAGCACCAGATGCTCTTAAAACTGGTGATTTTGTATCTTGGAATGCTAGTGGAGGTCGAGCTAGAGGAAAGATTACAAGAGTTGTAAGGGATGGAAAGATTGATGTTCCAAGTAGTTCTTTTGTTATTAATGGAACACCAGAAGATCCCGCAGCTTTAATACAGATTTATCGAAATGGTGAATCTACAGATATATATGCAGGTCATCGTTTTAGTTCTTTATCAAAAATAGCTCCAATCAGAGTTATTACGTCAGATGACAAGCTAGAGAGAAAAGAAGTTACGGACTTTAAAAATGTAAAATCAAGAACTTTTGAATTTCCATTTAGTAGTGAAATGCCTGTAACTCGGTTTTTTGGTGACGAAGTGTTAAGCCATGAAGAAGGAAGTGCAAACTTAGAAAGACTTAATGATGCTGCTCCTTTTTTGTTTAACCATAACCCCGATAAAGTTTTAGGTGTTGTTGAGTCTGCCTATATCAAGGATCGTAGAGGATACGCTAAAATTCGTTTTTCTCGCTCTAAATTTGCTACTGAAGTCTTAGAAGACGTTAAAGATGGAATTTTGCGTGGAATTTCCTTTGGTTATTCTTTAAATGAAGTTGAAGAAACTGAAAATGGGCTACGAGCAGTTAGCTGGACTCCACACGAAGTTAGCTTGGCTACCATTCCAGCAGACAATTCCGTGGGGTTTGGTAGATCTTTAGTAGAGAATATTTCTTCAGAAAATGTTACTTTAGAACAAGAAGACATTATTATTAATGTTAAATCTTCTGAAAAGGAGATTCGTCAAGCGGTCACCACCGCACAATCAAATCCGTCTATGGAAGAACCTACAAACGAAACTGCGGTGGAGCAAAAGCCGACAGTAGAAACAATTGATGTTCAAGCTGAAGTACAACGTGCTTTAGATTGCAACAATGCTCGTGTTGCTGAAATCACTTCAACTTGTCGTGAATTTAGAGAATACGGTGCAGAAGATCTTACTGAAACTTTAATTAAGTCAGGTAAGTCTGCAACTGAAGCAAGATCTGCAATATTAGATCTTGTAAAAAATAAAAAAGTTACCCCTATTCGATCAACAGACATGGAAATTGAAGGAAAAAGATCTGAAGAGTTTCTTGATAAAAAAGAAGTTCAAAGTTTTTCATTCTTAAGAGCAATTAATGCTTTAGCAAATCCAGCTGATAAGGCTGCACAAGAAGCTGCAACCTATGAACGTGAGGTTTCTGAGGAAGCTGCAAAGCGTTATGGTAGACCAGCTAAAGGAATTTTAATTCCAAATGAAGTCTTAAAAAGGGATTTAAATGTTGGTACTGCCGCTGACGGAGGAAATCTAGTAAGTACAGAATTGCTAAGTGGCTCATTTATTGAATTACTTCGCAATAAAATGGCAATTATGGAAGCTGGTGTAACCATGCTTACTGGATTAGAAGGAAATATCTCAATTCCGAAGCAAGATGGTACAACTTCTGCATATTGGGTAGGAGAAGGCGGTGCACCAACCGAGGGTCAGCAGTCGTTCACACAAATTTCAATGACACCAAAGACGATTGGTGCATTTACTGACTTTACTAGAAGAACTCTTTTACAGTCATCAATCGATGTTGAAGCGTTTGTTAGAGATGACATTGCTAAAAAGATTGCTCTTGAGTTAGATCGTACAGCAATTTATGGAACAGGTAGTTCTAATCAGCCATTAGGTATTAAAGATACAAGTGGTATTGGTTCTCAGACCTTAACATCATTTGGAACTTTTCCAGAATATATCGCAATGGAAACTGATGTTGCAGTAGCAAATGCAGAAGGAAATGCGATGAAGTATATCGTCAATCCAAATGCTAGAGGTGCTTTAAAGTCAACAGAAAAGACAAGTACATCTACTGCTAATTTCATATTTGAAAATAATCAGATTAATGGTTATGACACTATTGTTACTAATCAGCTTCTAAATAATGATGCTATATTTGGTGACTTTAGTCAGTTCGTTGTTGGTATGTGGTCTGGACTAGATTTAACTGTAGATCCATTCGCTGGTGCTACATCAGGCACAGTCAGAATAATTGCGTTGCAAGATATTGACTACGCTATAAGACAGGCTGGTGCATTTTGTTTCGCAACTTAGTATGAAAGTTAAATTAATACGCAACGTAATGATCTCTGGAGTCCAAAAGGACTCTGGAGTTTCTTTAGACGTTGATGACGATTTAGCTAGAACGCTAATAGCTAGCGGTAAAGCAGTTATTGAAACTGCAAAAGCCAAGCAAAAAGCCAAACCAAAGACAAAAACTACAGTTGCTAACGACAAAAACAATGGGACTTAATCGCATTAATTTAGAAAGACTAGAATTATTATCTGGTCTTGGTACTTCAACCAAAACTGCTACTGGTAACGGTACAGGTATAGATCTTCAAGGATATGAAGGAGACATCCTTTTTGTTCTTGACTCAGGTGCTGGTGGTGGATCATCCCCTACTCTAGATGTAACAATCGAGGATTCTGATGACAATTCAACATTTGGATCATTATCAGGAGCAGCATTTACTCAAGTAACAGGTTCTGCATCAACACAGAAATTATCAATTAGTGCTGATGAATGCAAAAGATATGTAAGAGTTAAATTCACAATTGGTGGATCATCTCCTACATTTGATCTTTCAGTAACAGGTTTAGGCTTGAAAAAATACGGTTAAATTATCTAGCCCCTTTATTGGGGCTTTTTTCTTATGGCATTTGTTGAAAATTTAGATGTATTTTTTGATGATTTTAAAAATGAAGTAATCTATGATAATTCGATTTATTATGGTCAGTTAAATGAACCTGATGAACTTATTGCAAATGATGTTGTAATGACAACTGAATATGAGTTAACAGCAAAAACAAGTGATTTTATAAATGTTGTATATGATGAAGATTTTTTAATTGATAATGTTGCATTTAAAGTACGGAATGTAAGAAAAATAGATGATGGTCTGATATGTATTGTTACACTCTCCAAACAATAAAATGGCAACAAAAATAGAACAAATACTTGCACAGTTAAAAACAAGTCTTACAGGCACGGCAAAAGTTGCAAAAAGAATATATAGATCTAGACCAGAAGCAATAACAAAAGCAGAATCACCTGCTGTACTTTTAGAACCTGTAAGTTGTAATGCTGCTAATACTGAAAGCTTTCTTAATCAGATTACATGGGAGTTAAGAGTAAGAATATCAGTAATATCTAGAGGTAATATTCCAGATAAGATTGCAGATCCTACTGTTGAAAGTTTATATAAAAAAGTATTAGCAGATCCTACTGTAAATAATTTAGCTATAGATATTAAACCAGAAATTATAACTTATGAAATAATTGAAGCTGATGGTAGTGCCGCAATTGTTTCGTGTGAGTTTGAAATACAATTTAGGTCATCTTATAATGACTTGTCAGTATAAGATACTATTATGTTAATAAAGCATTCAACTAATTTTTTGAGGTAATTAGCAATGGCAGGTAAAAGAACTAGAGTTAAGTTCATCGCAGCAGAGATTGAATCAACATATGGTTCAGCCGCTACAATTGGAGCTACTGATGTAATTGTTCCGATTGAATGTACAATTACACCATTACAAGCTGATGTTGTAGAAAGAGAACTGGTAAAAGATTTCTATAGTGCTAATCAGCAATTATTAGCTAATTTAAGAGTTGTTGTAAACATAACTGTTGAAGCTACAGGATCAGGCGATAAGGATACAGCACCTAGGTATGGAAGATTATTTGAAGCATGTGGGCTAGAAGAAACTGTAAATAGTGGTACAAGTGTTGTTTATAAACCTTCCAGTGATAATCATAAATCTGTTACTTTGCATTACATCATTGATGGCATCTTACACCAAGTTACTGGAGCAAGAGGTACATTTACGTTTGAAGCGGAGGTGGGGGCTGTCCCACGATTTGTATTTGAATTTACTGGGATTTATAATGATGTGTCTGCTCAAGCAATTCCTAATAATACCCCAGGAAATCAAGCGACTGCATTAATTTTCAAAAATGATAATGTAACAAATACAAACTTTATTGATTCGGGTGTTTTATTCCAAAGTATTAGTATTGACTGTGGAAACCAAGTTGAATATAGAGAGTTAGTAGGTTCAAGCGGTAAGGAGGTTTTAATAACAGATAGAGGTGTTTTAGGTAATGTAAATATACAATTACCAGAATTGTCTCAAGTAGATTACTTTGCAAAAGCAAAAACTGATGGAACAGCGTTAGGTGCATTTAGCTTTACTCATGGAACGGCAGAAGGTAATAAAGTTGCATTTAGTTCAACTAAAGTTGATATCGGTCAACCTAACTATGGGGACTTACAAGGTATTGCAATGCTAGAGCTTCCTTATACTTTGATTGCATCGTCTGCATCAGGATCTAACACAGTTACAGATGAATTTGAATTAACTTTTAGCTAAATTCTATATATTGGTTAAAGTAGAAGAGCATATATATTTATCACAATGCCATTTATCAAGAAAAAAAAGAATGTATACCCCTGGCCTGTTGAGATACTACAACCCTCAGAAGAAAATCCAGGACATTTTGAAAAGTATAAATTTATTGCAAAATTTGCAAGATTGCCAAAAAAAGAATTAGATAATTTTTCTAATATGAAAGAAGATGAGATATTGGCAAAAATAATTGTTGGATGGGATGAAATAGAAACTGAAGATGGGAAACCATTATTATTTTCAAAGATAGTTTTAAAAGAATTTGGTGAAGATACAGATTTTACAACTGGAATTTTGAAAGCATATGAAGAATTTTATGGGAAGACTGTTGAAAAAAACTAATAGAAGCTGCTAAATATTGGGCTTCGGGCAGCGAGCAAAAAAAAGTAGATAAAGAAAAGGCTAAAGCAGAAGCTAAAGCTTGGGGGTTTGAATGGAATGAAGAAGAATATTCTGATGATTTTGAGGTTATAGAAGAAAATTGGGAAATAGTAAATATGTTTTTAAAAATACAAACTCAATGGATTATGTCCTTTGGAGGAGTAGTTGGGCTAAACTATGAGATATTACTACTTAAAGGTGGACTATTTGATCTTTACGATGTACAAAATAGGAAAGAAGTCTTTGATGGCATTCGTGTCATTGAGAGTATCGTAGTACAGGAGATTAATAAAAAAGATGGCACTTAAAGTCTCACAGGCAACTTTAAAAATTAATATAGATGGACTAGAAAAAATAACTAGTCTTGAAAATAAAATCAAAAATTTAAATAAAAGTTTTGCAACTGTTGGGCCTCAGTCAAAAGATGTTCAAGAAGGTTTTAAAAGATTAACTGACTCAATAAATCAAGTTGCGAAAGTAAATCCAAAGACAATAAATCAATTTAAATTAAAGTCGCAAATTTTAGAAACTCTTAGAAAAGATGTAGATGTAAATACAAAAGAATTTAAAGAACTTGGATTGGCTATAGCAGAAAATGAAAGAAGATTAAAATCGTTTAATAGTACTGCTACATCTTCAACTGGAGCTTTAGGACGAGTTGGTAAAGGTATAAGAGGAGTAGTTGGAGGTCTAGGTAAAAATTTAGGTGCAGGTATAGGTGCATCATTCTTAGGGCCTGAAGCTGCAATAGGTGGGTTACTTGGAGGTTTGCCAGGTGTCGCAATTGGTGCAGGTATTGGTCAAGCTAGAAGACAAATACAAGAAACTGTTGGTGGGATAGCAGAATATAGTGCAAAATTAAAGTTAGCTAAAACAGCATTAGGTGCAGCTTCTAGAAATCAAGAAGAATATAATACTGGATTGGCAACTGCAAGAAAGATCAGTCAAGATTATACAATTGATTTATTAGATACATTAGATGGATATTCAAAAATAGCAGCCGCTGCGAGAGCAAATAATTTAACTCTAGAAGAAACAGAAGATGTCTTCAGAGGTGTAATGTCAGCTGGTGTTGCATTCGGTGGTAGCCAAGCTGATTTACAAGCATTGATAAGAGCGACTACTCAGGTCCTGTCAAAAGGTAAGGTGTCTGCGGAAGAGATGCAGGGCCAAATCGGGGAGAGGCTTCCAGGGGCCGTTGCAAAATTTGCACAAGCAACAGGCAGATCATTACCACAATTATCTAAGGCATTTGAGCAAGGTGAAGTTACAATTGCAGACTTTGTAAAATTCTCACAGAAACAGGTCAAAGATTATGACGAGGTTGCAAAACTAATTGGATCATCACCAGAAAAAGCAGGTGCAAGATTAAAACTTGCATTAGATACTGCTAAAGAAAACTATGGAGGATTTTTCCAAGGTATTGGTGCAGGTTTTCAAGATTCTATTACTAATATCGTTATGTTTGTTAATGAGAATCAAAGACTGATTAAAGAAGTCGTATTTAATATTATTACTGTTACAAAGGATTTAGTATTTATAATCAATCAACAATTTGGGGGACTTGTAAAAGCTGTATTAGGAACATTTAAATTTATTTTTGAACAAATATTAGCTTTGATGAAAAAATTTGCTCAAAATATGGAAAGAAAAACATTAGAATTTAAAATTGCAGAAATTAGAAATCAAGTAAAAGAAAAAGATGAAAGTCATTTAGATATTTTTAAAATTTATAATGAAGCTTTTAAACAAGTAAGGCAAGAATCTGGAATGAGTATTCTTCAATCAAGAACAACTCTTGATAAAGAATTTCGTAAAAATGTAGCTGAAAGATATAAAAAATTGATGGAAATGCAAATAATGAATTATGATCCTGAGTTTATTTTGAGTGAAATAGCTGATTATGAGTCTTTCTTAAAAAGTTTTGACACAAATCCAAATAATATTAAATTTGGTTCTGATGATGGTGCTATTAGTCCTATAGATGATTTAACTAATAAGTTAGAAACATTAGGAGAAAAAGGTAAAAAAACATATGAAGGGTTAATAGGTGGGATGCAAAAATTTAATGATTCCGTACAGTCTGTAGCTGTAAGTATTGCAGATATAACAGCTAATGCATTTCAAAAGATGGAAGATGCTTTAGTAAATTTTGTAATGACAGGTAAATTAAATTTTGCAGAGTTTGCTCGTTCAGTTATTGCAGATTTATCACGAATGATTATTAAACAAATGATGTTTAATGCATTATCAGGATTTTTAACTAGTTTCCCTTTGAGAGGTACAAAAGGTATTGGGCCTTTAGCTAGTGGAGATTCTTATGGAGGATTATTAAGCGGTTCTATTAGTCCAAATGCAAAAGGTAATGCATTTGCCATGAACAATATTGTTCCTTATGCAAAAGGTGGAGCATTCTCAGGTGGTCAAATATATAATAAGCCAACCATGTTTAGATATGGAGGAGCAGGTAATTTAGGAGTATTAGGAGAAGCTGGATCTCCCGAAGCTATACTTCCTTTAAAACGTGGCAGGTCAGGTAATTTAGGTGTTGAAGTATCAGGCGAGACAGGTGGTAATAATGTTGTTAATGTTTCTGTAGATGCAAATGGTTCTTCTGCTCAAGGTAATAATATGAAAGCAAATCAACTTGGGAAATTAATTGGTTCTGCTATACAAGCAGAGTTAGTTAAACAAAAAAGACCAGGAGGTATTCTTTACGAATAATGGCTACTTTTGATAACACAACTGTTGGTTCTGATGTTGCACCAAGTTATTCTCCTTCTATAAAATATGAAAATGATATTATTTCTGTATCATTAGGAGATGGATATAAACAGCGACTTCGCAAGGGATTAAATAGTACGAGAAGAACCATTAATCTTGAATTTAATAATAGAGATAAAACTACAACTGATAATATCCTTGCTTTTTTAGAAGACCCAACAAAAGGAGATGGAGGTGCAAAAGCATTTACTTACAATCCTCCTTATGGAACAAGTGGGAAATTTACTTGTCAAAATCCATTAGTAGAATTAGCTTCCGCAAATTTATATAATATTTCATTGGTTTTTAAAGAAGTATTTGAAGTATGACTATACCTATTGAAGAATTACAACAAAATAATCCTTCAGCTATTATTGAATTATTTGAGCTTGAATTAGTAGAGGGCTTACATTATCAAACAGGTAACCCTAACAATATTATTACTACTTATAGATGGCATTCTGGTGTTACAGAAGATTCAACAGGACAACTGTCTTTTGGAGGACAAATTTATTTGGCTATGCCAATAGAAGCTGAAGGTTTTGATTATAAAGGGACTAGCAAAGGTTCTAGCACACCAAGACCGACTTTAAGGATAAGTAATTTATTATCTACTGTTTCAACTATTCTTGCAGAAGTAAATGGTGTTACTCCACATAATGATTTAATAGGAGCAAAAGTAACAAGAAAAACAACTTTTGCAAAATTTATATCTGCTACAAATACAGGTGGTCAAACTATAACTTATGTTGTAACTGTTCAAAATGTTGGTGGAGCTAATTATTTTTATATAAATGGTGTTAAGAATCCAACATTAAGTTTAGTTGGAGGTAATACATATAGATTTGTACAGTCAGATTCATCTAATACAAATCACCCTTTAATTTTAAAAACTAGCAGTGGTTCAACAATTCTTAACA